TATGGTATGCCAATACTAGCAGAGAATAACAAACCTAGGTTATTGTATCATTTCAAAAGAAGAGGTTATAGAGGTTTTTCAATGAACAGGCCAGACAAAATATATAATAAATTATCTGTAACGGAAAGAGAGATAGGTGGAGTGCCTAACTCTAGTGAAGATATGAAACAAGCTCATGCAGCAGCTATAGAAACATACATAGAGGAAAATGTGGGTAATACACCTAACGGTTTTGGAAGTATGTATTTTCAAAGAACACTAGAAGACTGGGCTAAATTTAATATAAACAACAGAACAAAACACGATGCATCTATAAGTTCAGGGTTAGCTATAATGGCTTGTAATAAAAATAGGTATACGCCTGTAGCTAAAAGAGAGCATAAAAAAATAGATTTAGGTATAAAGCGATACAACAATAAGGGAACGTCGTCAAAAATTATAAGATAAATGAAAGTATACACCAATGGTAATAGCTCTTTTCCTAGCCAAGTAGTTAGCGACGAAGTTAAAGCAAGCTTAGATTATGGTATTCAAGTAGCTAGAGCTATTGAAGGAGAGTGGTTTCAAGAAGGTCGTTCCGGTAATAGATACGCTCAAAGCTACAGCAATTACCATCAACTTAGATTATATTCTAGAGGCGAGCAGTCAATAGCTAAATATAAAGATGAATTATCTATAAACGGTGATTTATCTTATTTAAATTTAGATTGGAAACCAGTGCCAGTTATACCTAAATTCGTAGATATTGTCGTTAATGGTATGTCTAATAAAGAATACGATATAGTTGCTTACGCACAAGACCCTGAAAGTCAAAAGAAAAGAACCGATCATGCTAACGAAATAGCGGCAGATATGGTTGCTCAAGATTTGATACAACAAGCAAAAGAAAATACTGGAGCAGATTTTTCAAGATCAAACTTAAAGCAAGAAGAATTACCATCTACTCTTGAAGAGTTAGAATTACACATGCAACTATCTTATAAGCAAGGTGTTGAGGTAGCTGAAGAAGAAGTAATAAATAATACTTTAGCAAGAAATAAGTATAACTTAATTAGACGTAGGTTAAATCACGATTTAACAGTACTAGGTATTGCTGCAGTGAAAACAGGTTTCAACCCATCAAACGGAGTAACTATTGATTACGTTGATCCAGCTTATATGGTTTATTCATACACTGAAGATCCTAATTTTGATGACATATATTATGTTGGTGAAGTTAAATCTATAACTATATCTGAATTAAAAAAACAATTTCCAGACATATCTGAAGACGAATTAGAGGCTATACAAAAAATGCCAGGTAATTCTCAGTATATAACGGGTTGGGGTAATTATGATTCAAACACTGTTCAGGTTATGTATTTTGAATACAAGACTTACATGAATCAAGTGTTTAAGATAAAAACAACAGATAATGGATTAGAGAAAGCTATAGAGAAAACAGATAGCTTTGATCCACCTTCTAATGACAACTTTGAAAGAGTAAGCAGAAGTATAGAGGTCTTATACACTGGAGCCAAGGTTTTAGGTAACAATAACATGCTTGAGTGGAAGCTTGCTGAGAATATGTCTAGACCTTTTGCTGACACGACAAAAGTAGAAATGAATTACTCTATATGTGCGCCTAGAATTTACAAAGGTAGAATAGAGTCTATAGTAAGTAGAATAACTGGTTTTGCTGATATGATTCAGTTAACTCATTTAAAGCTACAGCAAGTAATGTCTAGAATAGTACCAGACGGTGTGTTCTTAGATATGGATGGTTTAGCTGAAGTTGATTTAGGTAATGGTACAAGCTACAATCCTGCAGAAGCTCTTAATATGTATTTTCAAACTGGTAGTGTTGTAGGTAGATCACTCACGCAAGACGGAGGTATGAATTCAGGTAAAGTTCCTATTCAAGAACTATCGTCATCATCGGGTCAAGCTAAAATACAAAGTTTAATAGGTACTTACCAGTACTACTTACAGATGATAAGAGATGTAACTGGTTTGAATGAAGCGAGAGATGGTTCTACACCAGATAAAGACTCTTTGTTAGGTTTACAAAAAATGGCAGTCAACGCGTCTAACACAGCAACAAGGCACTTGATGCAAGCTCAGTTGTTTTTAACTTTAAGAGTATGCGAAAATATTTCTTTAAAAATAGCAGATTCTTTATCATACCCATTAACAGCTAACTCGTTAAAGCAAAGTATATCTAACTATAACTTTCAAACACTTAGTGAAATTGAAAACTTAAATCTACACGATTTCGGTATATACTTAGAACTAGAGCCAGATGAAGAAGAAAAAGCTAAGCTAGAGCAAAATCTACAAGTAGCATTACAAACTGGAAGTGTAGACCTTGATGATATTATAGATATAAGACAGGTTAGAAATTTAAAAATGGCTAATCAGTTGTTGAAGCTAAAGAAAAAGAAACGTCATCAACAAAAAATGGCTGACCAACAAGCAAATATACAAGCACAAGCGCAAGCAAATGCACAGTCTGCTGAAAAAGCCGCTATGGCTGAGGTTCAAAAACAACAAGCTCTTACTCAAGAAAAAGTAAATATAGAGCAAGCAAAATCTCAGTTTGAGATACAACGCATGCAAACTGAAGCTCAAATAAAAAAGCAACTAATGGCTGAAGAATTTAACTATCAGTTTCAGTTAGCTAGAATAAAGGTCGATGCTGAAAAAAGTAGAGAAGTTGAAATAGAAGATCGTAAAGACGAAAGAACAAGAATACAAGCTACACAACAATCAAAAATGATAGCTCAAAGACAAAATGATGAGCTACCTAAAGACTTTGAATCATCTGCGTTTGATGATCTAAGTGGCTTTGGTATGCAGTAGTTTAGCTTTATACAAAAGCAAACATTAACTATTTAATTATATTATATTATGTCACAAGAAAAACAAGAGGGAGAATTTTCCTTAAAAGGTAAAAAAACAAAGCCTAAGAATTTAGGCAAAAAACAAGATGGACCTATAAAAGTAGATTTATCTGCAGCGGTTGAAAACAAAGCTGAAGAACAAGAGGTTACTAAAGTAGAAATCAAAGAACCGGTTGTTGAACAGGTTGTTGAAGAAGAAATTAAACAAGAGCAAGAAGTTGCTCAAGAAGATACACCCACCATACAAGAGGTTACTGATGAAACCGCACAAGACGAAGCAGAGGTTTTAGAAGAACAATTAGAACAAGCTATTGTAGAAGAAAGCGTTGGAGTTAATTTACCAGAAAATATAGAAAAGCTAGTTTCTTTTATGGAAGAGACTGGTGGTACGATTAACGACTATGTTAGACTTAATGCTGATTATTCTAATATTGATAACGACACATTACTTAAAGAGTATTACAAAAAAACAAAGCCTTATTTAGACAATGAGGATTTAAGTCTCTTACTTGAGGATTTTTCATATGATGAAGATTTAGACGAAGAAAGAGACATACGCAAGAAGAAACTTGCATTTAAAGAAGAAATTGCAAAAGCCAAAAGTTTTTTGGAGGAAACAAAGAGTAAGTACTACGACGAGATCAAGTTGAGACCGGGCGTAACTCAAGAACAAAGAAAAGCTGTGGATTTTTTCAATAGATACAACGAAGAGCAAGGCAAAGCCGAGCAACAACACGAGTTATTTAAAAACCAAACTAAAAAACTATTCTCACAAGATTTCAAAGGTTTTGATTTCAATTTGGGAGAAAAGAAATTCAGGTATGGTGTAAAAGATCCTAGTAAAGTTGCAGAAACCCAGTCAAACATTAGTAACATCGTAGGGAAGTTCCTTAATAAAGATGGTAGTGTTAAAGACCCAGCGGGTTATCATAAGGCAATGTACGCCGCTGCTAATGTCGATACTATTGCTAATCATTTTTATGAACAAGGAAAAGCTGACGCTGTCAAACAAGTTATAGACAGTTCAAAAAATCCAAGTCAAGCTCTAAGGCAATCGCCTCAAACAGGGTTTAAAGATGGTATCAAGGTAAAGGTGTTAAATGAAGGTGCTCTAAGTTCGTCAAAATTAAAAATAAAAAAAATAAAAATTTAACATTTAAAATCATTTAAAAATGGCATTAAACAACGCATTCGGTTCAATTAAACCGAGTCAAAAACAACAATTACTGTCTGACAACTATTTAAGTTTTACAGATGGATCAGGAAACGATTTTGCACAACAATATCTACCTGAAATTTATGAACAAGAAGTAGAGCGTTACGGAAACAGAACGTTATCTGGATTCTTACGTATGGTAGGTGCTGAAATGCCTATGACTTCTGACCAAGTAGTATGGTCTGAGCAAAATAGATTACACATCGCTTATGATGCAGTAACTGCTGCTACAGCAACTACTTTAACATTTGTAACTGGTGGAACATCTCAAGTAAACAATGTTATATCTAAAAATGATACTATCGTAGTTTTAGATCCTGCAAACGGATTAGAAGTAACTGCATTAGTGGTAGATAGCGTTAACAACGGAGCTGGTACTTTAGCTACTCTTACAGTTGCTACTTATACTGGAGCCGATCTTGCAGCTACTTTTACTGTAGGAGACACAGATTTAAAAATCTTTGTATATGGTTCTGAGTTTCAAAAAGGAACTGGAGACTCTGACATAAAGTCAATTACTCCTTCTTTTACTCAGTTCTCTAACTCACCTATCATCATTAAGGACAAGTACGCTATCTCTGGATCTGACGCTGCTCAGATTGGATGGGTTGAAGTTGCTACTGAAGATGGAACTGGAGGATATTTATGGTATTTAAAAGCTGAGTCTGAAACTAGACTACGTTTTGAAGATTACTTAGAGATGTCTGTAGTTGAAGGAACTAAAGCTGCTGCCGGATCTGGTGTTGCTGCTATCGCTGGAGATGTTAAGTACAAAGGAACTGAAGGTTTATTTGCTGCTGTAAAATCAAGAGGTAATATTTATTCTGGATTTGCACCTGCTGCTGGAGATTTAACTGACTTTGACGAGATTCTTAAAAACTTAGATACTCAAGGAGCAATTGAAGAAAATATGTTATTTGTTAATCGTCAACTTTCTTTAACTATTGACAACATGTTAGGTGGAGTATCTGCTGGACCAAACGGTGGTGTTGCTTATGGGTTATTTGAAAACTCAGAGGATATGGCATTAAATTTAGGTTTCTCAGGATTTAGAAGAGGTTCTTACGACTTCTACAAAACTGACTGGAAATACTTAAACGATGCATCTACAAGAGGAGCTGTTGCTGACGCGGGTATCGAAGGTATCTTAGTACCAGCTGGAACTTCTACAGTTTATGATCAAATTTTAGGAACTAACATCAGAAGACCATTCTTACACGTACGTTATAGAGCATCTCAAAGTGATGACAGACGTATGAAGTCTTGGTTAACTGGATCTGTTGGTGGAGCTTACACTTCTGATCTTGACGCAATGGAAGTACACTTCTTATCTGAAAGATGTTTATGTGTACAAGCAGCAAACAACTTCGTATTGTTTACTGACTAATACAAGAGTAAATTACTGTAATTCTTACCCTCGTTGTGTTGACGGGGGTAATTATTACTTTTATTAACATTTTTATTTTATTATATTATGGCAAATCAAGCTAAAAAAGCAGTAGCAAAAGCAGAGGTTGCACCTCAGCCTATAAAAACAAAACAAGCACCCGCTGAACCAAAATGGGAGATTAAAGATAGAACTTATATTTTAAAAGGTTCATACACTCCATTAACAGCTACTCTACCATCAAGACATTCTGGTAGATTTCCTTTATTGTGGTTCGATGAAAAAACCGGGGAGCAAAAAGAATTAAGATACGCAACCAATCAAAATTCACCACTTGTAGAAGAACAAAAAGGTGAAGCAACGCTTGGTCATGTGATATTTCAAAATGGTACTTTATTTGTACCTAAACAAAAACAAAATTTACAGAAACTATTATCTATTTATCATCCTTCTCTAAACGTTAAGTATTATGAGTTTAGTAAGGTGGAAAAAGCGACTGACGATCTAATTTATTTAGAAATGGAGATTGAAGCTTTAAATGCAGCTAAATCCATGGATATTGATCAAGCAGAGGCCATATTAAGAGTAGAAGTAGGTTCTGAAGTATCTAAGATGACTAGTAGAGAAATAAAAAGAGATCTTCTTATGTTCGCTAAGAATAATCCAGATTTATTTATTGATCTAGCTAATGATGAAAATGTACAATTAAGAAACTTTGCTATTAAAGCAACTGAAGCAGGTATAATAAAGCTATCAGCAGATCAAAGAACTTTTGTTTGGGCTTCTAATGGTAAGAAACTTATGACTGTTCCTTTTGATGAGCACCCATATTCAGCTATGGCAGCTTTCTTTAAGACAGATGAAGGATTAGAAATTTTTAAATCTATAGAGAAAAAGTTCATATAACATGTAATAATCAATATAAGCCGGCTGTTAAAAGCGGTCGGCTATAT